ATCATTAATAAAATGTAGTGGTCACGATAGGTGGAGAATTTGATCCACCACCCATTCCTGACCACTGGTTGCCAAAACTTAGTCTTACCTTCTATGTCAAGCCTTAGTTTCTTTGATTTCTGATTTAATGATTTTTTTTGCATCTTCTGCAATGTTCTTATTCAAGTTTACTACCTTCTTTGTATATGTAGTAAAATGATTTTCCGTAACACTGTCAAAATAGGCAATTGTGTGATCTACCAGAACTTTATTGAAGTCGATTGTTTTGATTGTTGCTGCTTCTGCTTTGCGCTGAATATCATTCCATGTGTAGAATGTCGGGAATTGTGGTTGATTTAAAAACATTGTAATCTCCTTTTGTTATTGAACTCTTGAATAAGCTGTTCTACATCTGCCGTAGTTTTTGGATCTCTTGATGCGATATAATACTCAATTTCAGTCATTTGTCGCTGAGTGAACCAGTCTATGAATTTCTTAAACATCGTTGCTTCTCCTTGTATACTAGTATATAGTATTTCTTGCTGCTTTGCAGCATTTTTAAGAGGCAATTATTTGAAGATTCTTTAAGTGTGCCCGTCTAACTTTTGCTGAGACCCAATCATTATAGTATACACTATCCAATAAAGCATGTCTACTGAATATTTCATAGGTTTCAAAGTAAGAGCATTCGGATTTTGATTTGCAAAGATGTAGAATAGTTCTGCGGAAATTATGTTCGCCTAACTCGGTAACTTCTCTTTTAAGTGTTTCATTGGAACCCCAATAGGTTTCCCAGTCTGAAGTTTTTCGTATCTTTTTTTTCTTGCCGTTGACTTGCTTGTAGCCAGCGCATGTAAAGTATTTGCGTCCAACGTATTTTCTTCCTGTGATTAAATTCTCAATTAAATAAACATAACCAAAATGTGTGCCGTCTTCTTCAAACGGCACATCACCATAATACCATGTCATAGTGGTTCATCATCTTCATCTTCATCAAAATCTTCTTGATCAAGTAAAAGATATTCGCCACAAAAACTACAGTACAAAGGGTCACTTTCTGTTTCTAATTCATTATATGAGATACTGAATTCGGAACTACATGCCGAACACTGGTGATTGATCCTAATCATTTAATTACACCATGATTGTTTTGCCTCACCGTAGTATTCACGTGCAAAGCCATTTTGAATTAACATTGAACGAAGACTCTGACCATCTAGAACGATATCTCCCAATACACGACCACCAAATTTATCCCACCCATAGAGAGTGACTTGACGCTTAGTGGACTTTGCCACTGCGTTGATTGCAAATTTAGTTGCCAACTTTCCTCTTTCATCTTCTTGTGGACATTGGGCACGAAAACCCTTCTCTGGTGTGTCTACACCATAAATGCGAACAGCAAGTTCGGGTTTTAATGGTGCTGGCAAAAAAGGTGCTGCGATAACTATTGTATCACCATCGTTTACACGGACAATTTGTGCATCATATGTCACACCTTGCGGTGTTTTTTGTGCCTGTGCTGGCAAAACTAAACATAGGAATAAAAATCCTACTGTTGCATAAAACTTTTTCATACAATCTCCCCTGAGCATACTATTAGATACATTTGATGTCTTGCGGTGTCTGGCATTTCAAGTTCTGCAATGTATTCATTTGGTTGAATTGGTTGAATCGCTTGTATTTCACCATCAGATTTAACAAAAATCTGTCGTAATAACATGATCGCTTTTCTTGAACAACTTATGACACCCATCGTATATATCTTGTCTGTAGGCTCACTAAATGCTGCGTAATTATATGTGTGATCAAATTGAACCAACGAGTGAACGATAAAACTATCGTTATCTAACCTATCAATTTTTTTATTCATTGAAAAATTGTAGGTGTTTTCATGCATCAAAAAATCCCAGTCGGAGTCTTGATGAATAACTTTATTGTTTTGAATATTGAGTTCAAACCGGTCTGCTGCAAATACAGAAGCGGTTAAAAATACGGAAATAATGAAGGAAAATAGGTATTTCATGATACCTCCCCTGAAATACCTATTTAGATTGAAAATTTAGAAACTTAACTGGCTTCTAAACATAACTGCTTTTTCACCATTTACACGGCTGCCCGAACTACCAACTAATGCATCAAACTTAGTGTCGGTGTAGTTTACCATGAATCTCAGATTGTCGGTGCAAAACCAAGTAATGCCGTATGTCAAAGCAGTAGCACGATTTGATTTACCAGTCGCCACTGTGATTGTGCTTGCATCAAATTCACTCATACGAACACCAACTTGCCATGCACCTTTACCACCTTTATCAATAGCATTGTTTGGTTTAATCCAACCAAATACACCATCTTTGTATGCATGAGATTCACCGGTCAAATTGTACACCGCTTGAACATAATAACCTTTGATTTCTTGATCATTGCCTGTCGCAGCATCATATTTAAAATTGAACTGTTCACCTTGAACTTTAAAAGCATTGTATGCAAATGCTGCTTCTAATCCTTGGCGTGTTCTTGTAGTAGCACCACTCAATGCAGAACCTGTAAACCAACCAGACTGCATACGTGATTCTGTTCTACCACTGGCAGGTGCAACACCACTCTTAATTTCACCTGTGCTGTATGCTGCACCTAAGTGTGCAGTGTATGCTTTACTGCCTGTTAGTTCAGCAATATTAGTTGTTACACGACCAATATAATCAAGTCCATCGAACTCTGCGCTCTTATTGGATTTGCCTCTACTTGCTGCTATAGCATATGTAAGGCCAGGTTTTGGCACACCATGTAACATGAAACCAGTTTCTTTTGCAGGAATAAATTCAGTATCATTCTGACCAATCAAACTACGTTCCATAAAATCTAGATTGTTTGAACTTGTCATTTGCTCAAGACTAAATGGCATCTTGAACAAACCAAATTGAAATTGCATTTCTGGATTTGCTGCATAGTTCACCCACATTTCGTCGGCTGTAGATGATGTAGAACTAAAGCCATCACTTGCACCAAAGTTTGCTAGTAATTGATATTTAAAGTCTTTTGCAAACTGACCACGAACACCAAATCTAGCACGACGAACTTCGGCTAAGTTTTGATACGAATCCGTGGTTTGACCGACACCATAATCTGGTGTGTATTGGCGATAGTCCATATGAATTCTACCTGTAAACTGTGCCGTATTGTTTCCATCTTTTGATTTGAGTCCAAGTCCATTTTCTGTGACTGAACCATCGTTTGCTCTTGCTTGTCTATATTTGACTGAATCGCTAACATCTTTGTCAATTCTTTGCTCTGCAAACTTTTTGTTTTCTTCTCTCTCTTCATATGCTTTAAGTTTTGATTCATACTCTTGTTGAGTGATTACATTTTTCTCTTTCAGAATATTCAATGTGTCCTTATACTCATCAGCATATGCAGGAATTACTGCTGCTAGTGCAACTACGATAGAAAGTTTTTTAAATAATTTCATGATATATCCTTATTTCCAAATTGGGCTGTTGTCTGGTCCACGAAAATCTTTTTTCCAGTTTTCCTGAACTAATTTAATTACATCGGCTGGCATGTGGACATATTCTAATTCTGTTGACATTTGACCACCATTCTTATATGACCAATCAAAGAATTTAAGAATTGCACGACCTGTTAGTGCATCTGCTTGTTGTTTGTGCATAAGAATAAAACTTGCACCTGTTGCTGGCCAAGCATCCTTGCCTGTCTGCCATGTGAGTAACAAATACATGCCTGGTGCATTCACCCAATCTGCGTTCGCTGCTGCTGCTTTGAATGTTGAATCATCTGGTAATACGAAAACACCATCACGATTCTTTAGCTGTGCATAAGCAATTTTATTTCTCTTTGCGAAAGCATACTCCACATATCCAAAAGCACCTTTGATACGCTGCACTTGTACAGCAACACCCTCATTACCTTTGCCACCTACGCCGACTGGCCACTTAACTGCTGTGCCTTCACCGATAGATTTTGCAAACTCAGCATTTGCTTTACCTAAGAAGTTTGTCCAGATAAATGTTGTGCCTGAACCATCTGCACGATGAACAACTGTGATTGCTAATGCTGGAAGATTTACACCAGGATTTAAATCAGTAATTGCTTTATCATTCCATTTTGTAATTTTACCAAGGTGGATATTTGCAATAACTTCTGGTGTCAACTTCAATTGACCTGGCGCAACACCATCAAGGTTGAAAACTGGTACTACACCGCCGATGATTGCTGGAAATTGAACAAGACCTTCTTTGTCTAATTCTTCTTTCTTTAATGGCATATCAGATGCACCAAAGTCAACTGTCTTTGCTTTGATTTGTTTGATGCCACCACCTGAACCGATGGATTGATAGTTTAGACCAATGCCAGTTTGTGCTTTATAAGCCTCAGCCCATTTACTATAGATTGGAAATGGAAAAGTCGCACCAGCGCCAGTAAGTTCTGCTGCTGATACGACTCCTGTAAACAACATTAATGATACTAAAAACTTCTTCATATTATCTCCTATAAGTTAGACTACTAAAATTATTCTAGTGTAACGGAACCGTCACAATTTGGAATTTTTTTTAATAGTCCGACCACAAAAGATAATCAGACTTTATATTTAGTATTATGCGGCTTTACCCCATACAGTTTCCCAATTACCTGTCAATGCACCCTTTGAATAATCCGTTGCACGATTTTCAAAAAAGTTTGTGTGTGTTGGTGCATTAATCATCTCTTCAACCCATGGTAGAGGATTCTTTTTAACTTTGAATACACCTTTGAGTCCAAGTGAAATAAGTCTACGATCAGCAATGTAACGAATGTATTGCTTCACATCTGCCGCCGTTAATCCTGTCATCTCACCCATGTTAAACGCTAAATCAATAAACTTATCTTCAAGTTCAACCATCTTTTCTGCAATGGTATAAATCTTGCTCTTCAGTTCATCATTCCAAATTTCTTTGTTCTCTTCAATGTATGTACGGAATAATTTAATCATAGACTCTGCGTGTTGTGTTTCATCTACGATTGACCATGTAATGATTTGACCCATGCCTCTCATTTTACCTGTGCGTGGAAAGTTAAGTAGCATGATAAAGGAACTGAATAATTGCATCCCTTCGGTGAAAGCAGAGAATACTGCAATATGAGCAGCAGTAGAAGCCCTATCGCCATTCTGTGTGCTAATACCAAGAACGTAATCATGTTTTGAACGCATTTCGTCATATTCCATAAACTCCGTGTAAGTGGTATCTGGCATACCAAGTGTTTCAATCAAATGTGAATATGCTGCAATGTGTAATGCTTCACGTGCTGCAAAACCTAACAACATCATTCTCACTTCAGGTTGAGGGAAATAAGGCAAGTAATTATTAACATAGCCACCTGCAACATCAATGTCACCCTGAGTAAAGAATCTGAATATATGTGTGAGAAAATTCTTTTCGTCTTGTGTAAGTTTATTTTTCCAATCCTTAACATCTTCAAGCATTGGTACTTCAGTGTGTAGCCAGTGTGATTGTTCATGCTTGAGCCATGATTCATATGCCCATGGATATGCAAATGGTTTGAATGATGTTCTTTCATCCGTTAGTTTTGTGTCGTGCTTTTTAATCATTGATAAACGCCTCTATTTCTTGTTTTGTTTTATTTCCTACTATTCTTTTTGATGGGATATTATCTTCAACGATTACCATTGTTGGTACACTACGAATGCCAAACTCTGCTGCAATTTCAGGATGAATGTCAATATCAACAACTTCAACGGGTAATTTTAAATCAACTTCATCTAAAGTTTTTGCAAGCATCTTACATGGTCCACACCACGATGCTGTAAAACGTACTATCTTCTTCATTTACCTTGCCCTCTATACTTCTTGTGTGAACGTTTTTCGGTTTTGTTCATGCTTGAAGTTTTTTTATGACCGCCCTGTTTAGTTAATTTATGAACTTTTTTATGTTTGCTTGTGCCTGTTTGCTTTGCCATATTATCTCCTATTCATACATTACGGTATTAGTATCACCTAATGCCCACTTTGGTTTTTGTTCTACAACATACTTCTTGGTGCATACTTTAAAATCTGGAAATTTCATTTCTTTTGGATTACTTGCTGCGTCTAAAAATAAACAACGATTGTTTGGTTGTGCTGCAAACTGTCCATTATCTAGTTGCATGAAATTGAAACTCTTATGATCTTCTGGCCACTCAGCATAACTTGTATCTATAATATTTAAGTCGGGTGCAGAATGATCTACAGTAAACAGGTATTCACCCTCATAGAAGTTTTTATCTTTTGCATAAAACTTGCAAGTCAAATTGCGTAGAAATGCTTTTTGTATGACTGTAAAATCATAACTAAAACAATCCCAGATTTGAAGAGTGTCTAAAGGTAAAAACTTCTTAGTGTCAAGATTCTCTGTGCGTGATACATACGCATGGAGAGGTAGTTTGTCATAAATTGCGCCATAGTTTGGTAAGTATGCCTCTATTCTAAATGCTTGACCACGAATACTTTTAATTGAAACCCATATACAAGGTTCATATTCTCCATGACCTTTTTGAAAGTCATAGAGAAATTCTTTACGAATGTAACAGTATACAGGTGGTATGTTTGCGACTAAATGTGCCATTTTTTCTCATGTAAGTGAAATTTCATACCAACATATGTTCCTGCAAATGCGCCTAGAACTGCTGGTATAATCATTGTATGATCTGTGGTGTAATTGATTATTGCTACACCACCCAAAAACGTGATTGCTGATGCCCAAATACTTGATGCTAACGGTTTATCATTCTGTACTGATTTGAGTAACTGTGTATAAACAATGTCTGTAAAAAACATACAAATGAATGTAAAAATATATGCCCACATTATTTTTTCTCTTCAACTTTCTTCTCTATTGGCGGTGGTTCTGGTGGCCAAACTTGATCTTTAATATAACTGGCACCAAACCAGCCCCATGCACTAAAAAATCCCCACATCATAATTTCTAATATCATTCTATCTCTCCATCAACCTGTTCACGAAGTCTAGTAATAGATATTCTTTACTACCACTCCATCTTTTTTTCATCCATGAATAGTCTTCGCACCAATGTTTCTCCGCTTCTGGATGACAACCAATCAAACCAATTCTGTTTTGCATGATAGCCATTGCATCACCATTAGGATATCTTGCAATCACATCATACTTTGATTCATCACCGAAAATTGCACAGCCATCATAAAAGAAAAGTTCCTCGGGCTTATCATCCCATGTAACACTCATTTGCTTTGCATGAGGTCTTTTCGTGTCTGTGTTTGGTCTTTTAATATACTGATCTGTACGGAAGTCTGAAGATAACCCAAAATAATCGTGATCAGCCCAATAGGCACCCATGCATATTCCCAAATAGTATCCACCTCTTGCAACAAAATCCTGTATTCTGGATTTATGAAACTTGAGAAGAGAATCCCAAGAATCAGCATCGCCGACACCACCAGGAAATAAGACCATGTCAACGTCATCAAAAAAATTGTCTTCAACTTCATGCTTTGTAAATATTTTAAACTTATAGTATGGGTGTAGTGCTTTTATAATTCCATTACCAGATTGAATAGAACATTTCGGTTGATGTAAAAAGAGTGCTATAGTTTTCAATTTTTTTTATTCTTATCATTGTCTTTTTTCTCCTGCTCTTTTGACGGAGCAGGAGTTTTTTCTTTGTATATCGGTCGCTTCGGATGTGGTTTTGGTTTTTTAGGATTTAATTCAAATGACATTTATCCCTCACACGCTAAACAGACCTCCTCAGTAGCCAATTGTTTCAAGTCAATCTCTTGTATAATCTCACGTTCAATTTTCTTGGATACTTTGTCAGCCTTTGCTAGTTTTTCTGAACGGCAGTAATACAACGTTTTCAAACCTTGTTTCCATGCTTGAAAGTGAACTGCATGAAGGTATTTAACATTTACGTCAGGTCTGAAGAAAAGGTTAATGGATTGCGCTTGGTCAATGTAATGTTGTCTGTCAGCGGCGTGGTCCACAACCCATCGTTGGTCAATCTCCATACCAGTTTTGTAGACATCTTTGGTATAGTCATCCAAGAAGTCCAAATGTTGGACGGAACCGTCATTTGCAATGATGCTTGACCAGATTTCTTGATAATCCAATTTGCTGTCTGCATTACATTTCTCCTGAATAATTTTATCTAGAAATTTATTCTTGTTCAGGTATGCACCTGAGAGTGTATCTTGTCTGTAGGCGTTTGCACGGTACGGCTCCACGCTAGGAGAAGTATTGCCCATGATAATGGAAGATGAAGCATTGGGTGCAATAGCCATGAGATGAGAAAAGCGTTTGCCAGTACCAAGTGCATCAGGAG